GTGGTAGGGGGACATGCGTGTCCCAGGTCCGCTGCATTTAGCGAGCCTCGCATTTGTTTAGGGTTTGTTCCCCGTAGAGAGTCATAGCGGCTCATGTGTCGCTGATCATCAATGCACTTGACTGTCTCGTGTCGCGTGCTCTGCTACGCCGTGGCTTGGGGCCACGGACCCTTGGTTTGTTCTCGGAGGAGTGGTTACCACACCACTCTCCAGATCCTCTGCATACTCCTGGATATTCTCTGCCTCTTGTTTCTTCCGGTTTCTTCTTCGACGCCACGCACGTCTGATGGCACTCGCCACGATGCACGCGGCCTCCCAAACCGAGCAGGCCACTTGGGCTACTGCAGCGGCTTGGTTCAGCCTGTCCGACCCCGCGGCCCACCGCCTACTTGAGCGGTTGGACCGTGAGCCGGGTGGCAGTCGTGACGGACACGGGCCCACCAGTGAACACGGACGTGGCGTAAACGCCATAGTACGAGTCACCGTCGCTGTAGAGCGTCCACTCTGAGTTGATGGGGATGTCGCCGACAGACGTGTCGGCGGTGGAGTGGATGGAGCCGCGATGGCCGAGAAGGGTCTCGTGGGCGCCCGAACCGGTGGAGTCCAGCGCCGTGTTCACGGCGGTGTGGTCACGCGTGTTCGCGGGCGTGTAGCGCTTCAGTGCGATCGCCAGGGCAGTAGTCGCGGCGGCGGCGTTCGCAAGGAACACCTGCGCGCGCACGATCCAGTTGCCGCGGGCGAGCAGGATGCGCCCGTTGGTACCGGTGAGGTCGATGAAGTCGGAGTGGATGGTGTGCCCACCGAGGCCCTCAGCAGTGAGGTAGTCGTTGAAGTCAATAGCCTTCTCGACCGTGCTGGTGAGTGTGGTGCTCTTGGCCTGGACCGTGCCGCCGATGGAGCTCAAGCTCGCGGTGCCGTAGATGTCGTTCATCTCGGGGGTGCGGAGCTCGACCTCGTAGTCGACGTACAGGTACCCGATGTTGGCGTTGTCCGCGCCGCCGTTCGTGATGACATGCAGGCGCGCAGCGTCGGCGAGGCGCAGGTCGGTGCCGTTCGTGAGGTCCGAACGGTTGAACTTGCGCGCTGGCGTCACCGCCGAGGGGTCCAGCACGAGCTCGAGGGGCGCCCAGGGGGAGCCGGACACGAAGCCCTTGTTGCTGGATGCCAGCGACCAGCTGGTGGGACGGGGGTCCGTCACACCATAGTCCAGGTACATGCCGATCTGGCCCGTCGTGGTCGACGAGCAGGTGGGTGCGTAGCGGAACTTGAGCCGCTTGATGCGGTAGGTCTCGTAGCGGTTCGCCACGTAGTTCAGCCACGTGAAGCAGCCGCCCTGTTGGATGTACAGACCGGGGTTGACCGCGTACTCGCGGACCAGCATGGTAGGGTTGTTGTAGACGCCGACGACGTACTCGGTGTTCACGACATTAGCAGTGTCGCGGCTCATGCGCACCTCCTGCCGCCCGGCGACCGTCTTGTTACCGACGGCCGCTGGGGCGGTGATGGTGCGCGTGGTCGACCGAGCGGCCGCGCGGTTGGGCGCAGATTTCTTAGAGGATGCAGATTTCTTGTTGTTAACCATTCTCTTTCAAGACTAACGGTTATGATAAAAGTCGTGGCCGCGCTCATAGTCACGCGCGGCTCTTGTCACCACTGGTCTTGCGACCAGCCAGCCCCTGCTCGCTAGAGCTGGACTTCCCCTTGCCCTTCGACGACGCCTTGTGGTTCAAAGCGCCAGCCGTTGTGGGGCCGCGAGACTGGGCCGGGGCGCTGCCGCCGGGCATTTGCCTGGCGACTGCCGCCTCCGGCCCGCTCCCGCAGAGCTCACCGTCCACCACTGCGGGTGCCGGGGGCTCGACGTCGGGAGCTGGATGCTCACAGAGAGGGGCCGCAAGCCACCATTTCTGGTCGCTCACGGCCAAGGCGAGCCACTCCTCGAAGCGACCGATGTCGAAGCGAGGGTTCTCGTCCTTGAAGTAGGTCTCCATCCAATCAGCGTGATTGTTGGGGAACTGCTGGCTGGCCTCATGTTGGCCGAACCAAGCGCCGTGCGCCTGGTCCCATCCTGGATCTGTGCCTGCGGCCTCCATCACGTGGCGTGACATTGGACCGATGACTGGCGTGTTGGCGTCTGTGAGCTTGAAGTTGCGCATCTTCTGCACGAGCTTCTGCCACGGGGTGACGCCTGCCAGGTTCGCGCTCACGTGCAGCTTGAGAAGCTGACGGCGGATGCTGCAGGTGCTGTTCGGGTCGCCGTTCCACACGTACGGCCCGAACTGGCGGGAGAGGAAGTTGATTCCCCACTCACCCTTCTTGACGGTGTCAATCGTCAGCTCTTGGCCCATCGCAGTGGCCGCGCGCACGAATGCGACGGTCTCGATGTCGGCGGTG